CGATAAGACAGAGCCGTACAACTGATTTTCTAGAAAGGGGGTGGGGATAGAAGAAAAGGGTACCTTTTCCTTATATAATATAGGTTTTATTCTATATTATGAACGTGCTTGTTTGCCAGCCTGTTTTGCTTGCTTTGTGTTTGCCACAAATTGCTTACCCTTATTGGATGCGGCTATCTTTTTCTTGTTGGTGGCGGACTTTTGAGCGGGTGTTAGTTTGTCCCACGCTTTGTCTGGTAGGTAGCGTGTTGTGCCACCTGCACGTTGTGCTGGTTTGCCATCTGATGTGCGCCACTTTTCTCCAGTCCACTTTGTGAGACTCGATTGGGCTGCTGTTTTGGCACCAGAGTAACCACCGCCAGCCTTTTTGTATTCTGAGGCTAGTAGTTGTGCTTTGCGTGCTGACCATTGTCCGGGTTTGCCACCTTTGGAACCAGCCATGATTCTGTTTTTGATTCTTTCTCGTTTGGCTGGGTTTGTGTACGCCACTAGCAGTTCCATTTCTTCAAGGCAAGAGCCTTGCGGGTTGGTCTACCTTTTTCGTCTTTCATTGGTCCCGGCATGCCACCCATACGGGAACAAAAACTCTTCTGTCGCTTGGCTGCTTTAGAGCCTTTCTTCAATTTGCTGGGCGGTGTTGTGACTGCCATCTGCAGTTTGGAACCGGGGTTCTCTTTACGGTAAGACGCAACACCTTTACGGTTCAAGCCCCCTTTAGGGTCTTTCCCTTCCTTGCGTTGCCATGCAGCAGTTTTCTTTTTCGTTGCCATGTCTTTACCTTTTGAAACTGTGTTCGTAGCCTGCGAGCCAACCTTCGCTCTTAGGAGCGAGGTTGGACATGTCTTGCCTTCCCCCCATCCCTACCCTTCCCCCCATTCCGTTACATATCTTTCTGCGTTCACAACACCACTCACAGTGGTCGTAACGAAACGGCTTTATAGCAATGAAACAGAACGAAGAACTGACGCTTACAAGCCAACAGCAGGAGTACCTTGATTGGCTTCTCACAGCCCCTAGCGAGCGTGTACCGCCCTCCAAGAAGCAGATGGCTGTGCACGTAGGCGTCGATGTCAAGACACTCCGCCGATGGGAAAAGAAAGAAGTATTCCTCAATCAGTGGAAAGAGGCGGTTGACGAAGTTCAGGGGTCGCCTGAGCGTACTCAGCGACTCCTAGACACGTTGTATGCCAAGGCTCTTGACGGTGACACCAAATCTGCACAGTTGTATCTGCAGGCGACTAACCGTATGGCTCCGCCTACGGTAACGGTTCAGTCTAATAAGAAAGCAGCAGAACTTTCTGATGCTGAGTTGGACTCTTTGATTGCTGCGGTAGCGGAGCGTGAGAAGGCTCAACGTACACACTTGAAGGCTTTGTGAGTTTAGTCGAATGCCCAGAGTGTGGCGAAGAGTATCCACCTGTGGCAACACATTGGATTTGTCCAGCGTGTGGGATTGATGATAAGTCACATCCAAAGATGGCTGTGTTTGAATTGAGGGATTATGAAAACAACTAACGATGCAATGTATGAAGCGTTGGTAGTTCTGTACCCAGATGCTGGCAAGACGCTTGGCGACTTGCTGTACACGCATTGGTCTGTTACTGGTTTGGCATTTCGTGGTACTGCTGAGCGTGATTATTACATTGCTGCTGGCACACCGGGTTTTACTCTTGGTGACTTGGCTAACAACTTTTGGTCTGACCCCGACTATGCGGTAAGCAACTTGGAGTTGGAAGATGGTAACGATTTGCTCTTAGAAGATGGAACGTCGTTTGCGTTGATGGAGATTGGTAATGGCTGATAAGAAGATTACACAACTGGATGCTCTAACAACGCTTAGCAGCGTTGACCTGTTCTTGGCCGTGGACGACCCATCTGGTACGCCAACTTCAAAGAAGGTGGCTGCTGCCGCAATTTCAGAGTTTGTTATTGACAACATTGTTTTCCCTGAAAGCGCAGAGGACTTGGATGACCTCGGTGATGTGACTGCACCATCACCTTCAAACGGTGATGTTCTAAAGTACAATGGTACGGCTTGGGTTAATGATGCTGGATATGCAACCTTGTCTAGCCCCACGTTCACAGGTACTCCAGCAGCCCCAACGGCTGCGGTGGGAACTTCAACCACACAGGTTGCTACAACAGCGTTTGTTATGAACTCATCAGATGATGACCAGTTTGTGCTGGCAGCAGCAATTTTCACCAGTTAGGTAACGATTCAGGAGAACATATATGGCAACTTTTAGCAAATCAATCCTCAGCGGTTCAACAGATGGCAAGCAGATTAAAGTCGCTGCTACCGCAACCGCAGGTACTCTTATTCACACGGGTTCAACAACTCCTGCAACTTTGCATGAGGTTTGGCTGTATGCGGTAAACACCGACTCGACAGACCGAAAACTCACGATTGAGTGGGGTGGAGTTGGTTCACCTGATGATTTGATTGAATTCACAGTTAAGGCTGAAAATGGTCTTTACTTGATTATTCCGGGTCTTGTCTTAAAGGGCAACGCTACGGCATTGAATGTTCGTGCATTTGCTGCAACAGCGAACGTTATCTGTATCAGCGGGTACGTAAACGTAATTGCCTAAGGGGTACTAAGTGCCTACTTTTAGTAAACAGATGGTTGGTGGTAAAGCCGTTAGTGGCGGAGCCTTGCAACCCAGAGGTCGCCGTGGTAACACGAACCAAGTTGCTGCATATTGGTCTGGTGGTGCTACCAATGTTGAATCCATTGAACTACTTGTAGTTTCAGGTGGAGGCGGTGGCGGTGGAAGATTTGGTGGTGGCGGTGGCGGTGCAGGTGGTTATCGTGAAAATCTTGCGTTTGCTGTTTCTGCTGGAACTGTTTACACCGTAACCGTTGGAGGTTTTGGTGGTGGTAGTAGCGGTGACTTGAGCAACGGTGGTTCTGGAAGCGCATCGTCTTTTGGCTCATATGGTTCATCAGGCGGTGGTGGTGGTGGAACAGTAAGTGGTGGTTCAGGTGGCGGTGGTCACGGAACTGGTGCTAGTGGAGGAAGTGGTAACTCTGGTAGTTACTCCCCAGTGGAAGGTTATCGTGGTGGTGCTGGTGCTGGAATTATTGCTGGTCGCTCTCGTGCAGGCGGAGGTGGCGGTGGCGCAGGTGCAGTAGGTAATGATAACGCTGGAGAATCTGGCGGCGGCGGCGGAAGCGGAGTTTCGTCAAGCATTACGGGTTCGGCGACCTTCCGTGCAGGTGGCGGTGGAGGCGGTGCATATGTTGGCTACGGAGGCGGCGGCGGTGGCGGCAACGGTGGCGGAGGTGGCGGAAACGGCGGTGCTGGTTCGGCAAACACTGGTGGTGGTGGAGGTGGTGGTGGTTATTACATCAACTACGGACATATTCCACTTAACGGCAGTAACGGCGGAACGGGTGTTGTAATTATTGCTTATCCTGATTCTTTTCCTGCTGCTGCTTCAACAACTGGTTCTCCTACGGTTAGTTTAGTTAGTCGTGCAGGTTATCGTGTTTATACATTTACTGGTTCAGGAAGCATTACTTTCTAATGGCACATTTTGCAGAACTAAACGAAAATAATATTGTTATTGGTGTTATTGCAGTTCACAACAACGAACTTCTTGTTGATGGAGTTGAAAGCGAAGCAAAAGGTATTGCTTTTTGTAATACCATAAAACCTGCCAACTGGATTCAAACGTCATACAACGCAAACTTTAGGAAATCTCCTGCCTTTATTGGTGGTTCATACGACCCTGTTCGTAATGAGTTTGTTTATCCTCAGCCGTTTCCTTCTTGGACTTTGGATGAAAGCAACGACTGGCAACCACCAGTTGCTAGGCCAACAGAAGATGGGCAATGGATTTGGGATGAAGAAACCCAACAGTGGCAACTGTAACTTTTGGCAGTTTTCCTAGGTCTGGTAATTTTTTTCTAGTAGAAACATTTAGAAAAAATGCTTCATCAGTTGGCGTTAATTGGCTTGGACATAACGCCCATCTATTAACAAAACATAAAGATTCTTTTACCGTAATTAGAAATCCGTTGGACTGTGTTCCATCTTGGATTGTGTATAAAAAGGATGTTCGCACTAATAGGGCTGAACAAGTTCTTGAATGGTATTGTTCGTATTATCAGAAGTGTTTTGATAACAACATCAAAATGTTTACTTTTGATTATTTGGTTAATGACCCAATTGGTTTAATAAGTCAATTTTGTGAAGTTCAAATACATGATACTGATTTTAAGTATTTTTATAATGAAACTAAAGATAAATCGGATTATGATTTAATACTTAACGAGATGCGTTTAGCACCAAGTTTTAACAAAGCAGTAGAACTGTTTGAAAAGTTATGCGTTCTCGCTGGGTAATTTTTGTTCCAGTAGCAATACTGGCATTATGGTCAACAGTTGCTAAAGCAGATGGTTTAGGCGACTGGACCGCTTCGCAGTCCTGCGCTACAGGTTCTGTGAACGTAGTTGAAGACTCGATTGTTATTACAGGTCCCGACGGTGGTGGGTGTCAGGGTGCCAACTGGGTTCAGGTTGAGACCACAATCCCAGAGGGTGTGAATAGTGTTTCGTTCACATGGTCGTATTGGACTGCTGATGGCTGGGTCTACGACCCGCCAGAGTATGGTGTCAACGGTGTGTACACATTACTGACACGGTTGAACCAAGCCACAGGGTCTTTGACGGTTGAAGTAACGGCTGGTGATATATTTACATTCAGACAGTATTCAATTGATTCGTGTTGTCAGCCGGGTCACTTAACGATAAGCGACCTTTCATTATGGGAATTTACAACAACATCCACACCACAGACGACGACGAGTATTACTACTGTTCCAGAAACGACTGTCCCTGTCACGGACACGACTTCTACGACAGTTCAAGAAACCTCAACATCAAGTACGAGTACAACGACGAGCACGACTACTACAACAACAAGTACAACTAGTTCTTCTTTAGCAGCGACAACAACGACGCTACAAGAAACGCCACAAACATCAACATTTATACCTCCTCAAATATCCGAGCCAGAACCTGTTGTGCCTTCTGTTCCTGAAGAGCCAGAGATAACCGAGACAGGCACCACAAGCACATCAGTAGAGGAAACCATCCCAGAGGAGACGCTTCCAGAAGAAACAACCACGACAGTTGAAGAAGTGACCACAACAACTGAGGAAGTGACCACAACATCTGAAGCACCTGAAGAAACTAGCACAACGGTAGAGCCAAATTTGGAGCCAGATTTAGAGCCATTGGCTGAAGAAGAAGTAATGGCTTTATTGGCTGAAGCCACAACTGTTGAGGAACTTCAGACAGCCCTAGAGGAGTTAACCCCTGAACAGGTGGAACAGGTTGTTGACCAGATTCTGGAACAGGAAGAACCACCCACCCCTGAGCAGGCTGTCGCTTTGGCGACCAGCCCAGAGGTGCTGTCAGTTGTCACCCCACAGCAGGCAGTTGAAATCTTTGAGTCTTTGGATGTAACTGAAATAAGCGAAGAGGAAAAGGATGCGGTCACAGA